CAGCAAAGGCGGTGGCCCTTGCTAACTTTTCACCATCAAGATTTTTAATCATTAATCTTCCTCCATTAATTTTGCCAAGAATTTATCATGCCACTCTCTGTAAGTTTGTGCGTCGTCGGCCATAAACTCATCGAACTTAGCTTTGACAACTGGATCTACAATGTGGCTCACAAAGTAATCGTGATTGCTTTCATCTACATATTCATCAATGTAGGTGTAGCAAACTCTACAAGCTACGCCACCTTCAATGCCTTTATCAGACGCACCGCAACAAGCAGTAAACTGTCTAACAGGTCCGTTTGGATCTTTTGGGTAAGGTCTTTCATATATTATTGTCATGCTGCCTCCTTAGTCCCAAACCTGTTGGCCTTGCCATTTAATTTCATTAGCGCCTTCATACCAACCGCCATGATAATTTTGCGGCCCTGGATAAAGCTCTGTGTTAAATTGCATTTCTGCCAATTTGTTGGCCCAGGTGTTGGCTTTGTCATAAGCATCATTTAAGTTCTTGGCCTTGATTGTTTTCTCATGGCCATAACAAACAAATTTATATTCCATTTTTTTCTCCTTGTTTTTGTTACTCACCATAGAATAGTAACACATACACAAATATTTGCAACTATTTGCAATAAATAATATACTGCGATTTGTGTTACTTAGGAGAACGATATGAATGAACCAAAAAGATATTCTTTTCATTTTGAAACGGATCTTCACCCGGACCTAGTTCGGTGGAGATACACAGACGAGGCCAGCCACGCTGCAAACGCCCACAAGACGTTCAAGCCTAAGTTGTCGGATCTCGTGATTGAAACCAAGTTGGATGGCAAGCTCAAGACACAGATCCGTCGCGAGCTGCTTGAAGACATACTAAAGGAGGATGAAGTATGAGTGGACCTAAACCTGTATCGGATTTTATATATCCGGTAATGAAAGATATTTTTATGCGCTATCTGCAAAACAAACACCAGAAGCCGTATGGAGATATTCAAGTTAAAGATCTGTCTGATAAAGACTTACAAAGGTGGAAAGATATTGAAGCCATGAACAACGTGAGTCTTGGTGTTTATCTAGGCGATGTCAAAAGAAATATAGTACATTAGATCTATGAAACCAAAAGATCTTACAGAAGAGGAGCAGCGGGTGGCTAGTCGCTTTCGGGTGATCTGTAATGAACAGATCGAAAGCCTGGAGGATAAGCTGCCAGCTGTAACACATCCCTTGGAAAAAGATGAAATACTGAAAGAGATAGACGCTTTGTTGGACCTGGTTGACCAGGCTAATGAACGAGCTGTCGAATTGGTTAGAATATATAACGAGGAGAAAGACAATGGCTAGACAAGCATTATGCTCACTATGTTTTAAAAAATTTGACGTAGATGATTTAAACATTATGCCTGACGGGGGTAGTGGAGGTTGTTGTGAAGAATGTAAGGAGAAAATTAAATGAATCTAAAGGAAGCTGAAAAGATCTGGCGCGAGAGCCAGCCGATAGAAGCCAATGGAATGATGGGTAAAAAAACTTTACCCAGGAGGTGGGCAATGAAGCTCGCAGCATATAAAAACAAAAAGAGACTGAAACAAGATGCCCAGGATCCCACCCTTTAATTTTATGGGCAGCAAAGATTACGATTTCGTAAAGAACATCTATTTGACGATGAAGGCATTTATGCCTGATAACACGATTATGGATCTCAGAGCTCATTGGCGCGATAACAAACGTGCGCTAGAAATTATGCAGCGTATGAATCCTGGACTTTACGATCAGCTAATCGAGGACTTCAAGATCCGGAAACAAGAAATCATGGAAAAAAACTTCGGGGAAAGGGATCCTAACGAAAACCAAGACTAAAGAGCGTCTATACCTTTATTCTCGCCCTCTATAATAGCAGTAGCGCTTGCGGCCGCTGCTATCGGTGCTACAGAAAATAATTCTTTTCCAAAATTCTTTTTAATTAAATCAGATTTTGTTGTTCCTTCCTTTTCTTTAATTACTTTTAGGCCTCTTTTTTTCAAAAGATCTATGGTAGTTTTTTTTGTGTTGGCTGGCACTATGGCCCCAGCAAACTCGTCAAAGTCTACAGCTCTGGTGGGTTTTGCTTCAAAGTAACTAACTGCCCTATTTGCATTATCTTCAAACACTTCAAACATTTCGTCTTTAAGTTTTTTTGCGTCTTTATTTTTTAAATTAGAATTTTTGACTAGCGAATTTACTGCTTCATCCACAGAAGTTTTTAATTTTTCACCTCGTTCAAGTTTGGTTTTTACAAAATTTTTGATAAATGTTTGTAAAGTGTCTACTTGCAAGTCTAAACCTAGTGGCTCAAGTAAATTTTCAATGTCGTCGTCTAAGTAATTATCCCCGTATGTAAATTCACTTGTAATTCTTGATTTATCTGCTTTGATGTCTTGCAAGCTAGGAAATTCTTTTGATGAAAGAGCTCTAAGATAAGCGTCAGATGCAGAGCCAGGTATTCCCTCCCCGCCTCTTTGTGTATCTGCAATCATGTTTGCTACAACATTTTCTGTATTATAAGGCACAGTTTTCATTGTTTCTTCTGCTTCATCAAAATATTGGAACACAGCATCTTGGGATAAGTATTTATCTTTTTCTTGTTTTGCCCAATCTTGAAAGCGCTGTCGCTGTTTAAAATCTTTAAAAAGGCCATAATTATCAAGAGCTTTTTCACTAATCCTTTTTTCACTCATGTATTTTCTTACTGCAAGAGGCCCATCAAAAAAGCGATTAAGTTCATCTAATCTATTTTCTGGATAAAAAAGATTTTTTGGATCTAAGTTTTCTAAAGCAAAACTTGCAGAGTCTAAGCCTGACTGAGAAAATTCATATCTGTCGCCATACCTTCTGTTTATTTCTTTGTAATCTTTTTCTATTTGTTTCGCCGCGCCAGGTTTTGCTAATCTTAAAGGCCGTGGTCCTCTGGGTGTGTAAGCGTCTGCTGAGTAAACCTTATTGCGTTGATCTACAGCGGGATCAAACTTTTCGGGTTTACCAACTAGAGTAATTTTTCCGTAACCTTCATGCGGTGTGTCTGCTTTTGTTACAGCTATGCTTGGAGAAGGTAATCCACCAATGTTGTCATACAAAGCAAGTTTGTCTGGTGAAGTGTTGTGTAAAAAAACCATGTCTTTTGGCTCAGTCATAGCTTGTGATTTTGCTAAAGTTTCAATCCCTTTGCCAGCTTTTCCCGCTTTCAAAGCGGCGGTTCCGATTGCTGCTCCTGGTAATAGATCTATGGTTGAAAGTAACTGACCAAATTTATCACCACGTTCTTGAGCTAACTGATAAGAAAAACCAGGTAGAAACTCGCCTATGCCTCCTTGTTGGTAGGGATCGAAGGTTCGTAAAAGTTTCTGAGACATTTGAAAGGATCTTCTCGGATCCCCACCGCCATAACCAACCCTTTGTAATAGGCTTGCTAATCCTTGCACCCTTTTTTGAGCTGAGGTTTGCTCCGTAGGTTCTATAGATCCTACGTCTGGTTGTCTCAAAGGTACGGCAGCTAGCTTTGACTGGAAAGACTCCAGGGCAGAAGGTTCCTCAAAAACATTTACATCGTCAGCTCGCATACGAGCAGTATATCAACGGAAAGGGGGCCCGGTAAACCAGGCAACAACGACAAATCTCTCTCCCTTCGTAATCGGCTTGACCTTGTGACTCAAGAATGAGCTGAATATCACCGCTTCACCCTTCTCTGGCCTCGTGCATCTTTCATACTCGCTGGATCGGAAGCATATCTCGCCCCCCTCATAATCTTCGTTTAGAAGCAAGCTCATGCTTATTTTGCGCGTTGCAGCTGTGCCCTCTGGTCCTATGTCCATGTGGTACTCATAACCCTTAGATGGCGCTTTATAGCTGATTATTTGGGCCTTTTCGATCCCATTTATGTCGTATTTGAAGTATTTATTGGCTGAAAAAGCGATTTTATTAAGGATCCTATACAAACGCGTCTGTTTTTCGTCGATATAACGGATCTCAGCATCCCGGATCCCTTTTTCTTCCTTCTCCTGGCCCTGGGTGTGTACTTTTGCGGGTTCTGGATCTGTTTCTACCAGGTAATCCAGGAATAAATCGGTTTCCTCCTCAGAAACCAGTAAGCCGGTAACGCCGTGCTTAGGAAGAATGTCGCTGTTCATAGGTTGTCCAGTTTTTTTTGAGGGTATCTAACCAGTCCTCCATGGACATTATGCAGATCTTGTCGTTTTCCCTGGGCCAGTCCAGGTTGATTGCATATAGCGGTACGCAGACTCGGATGGGTTTTCGGTTGAATTTAAAGATAAGAACCGGAATGTTCGGGCCAGCGCTCTCGCATACCTGGTTCCACCAGGCGGACTTTAGCCAATCGCCTTCTTTGTAGTGTTTACATTCGACAGAATGAAAGGGTATGTCCAGGTCACACAGATCCTTTTGTTGGTATTGGTCCAGGTTGCGTTTGGTTTCGTAATCTATGCCGTTGTCCAGGAAAAAACCATTAAGGATCTTTGCTATGTCTCGCTCAAACTTGGCCCCTTTGTTTCTGGAATTAATAGGCATTGCAAGAGTGTCTCAAAATTTGCACAAAATTACAATCGTAAGGAATCATTTTTTTTGGTGATCTTATGTGTAAAACCCAGTTATATACACATCTGCATACGCCGCCGGCCATCTAGGGGTGTGCGGGGCAAAAAAAAAGAAAAACCAGGGAAAAAACCGGCCCCAAGGGACTCCAATTTGTTACCTGTTACTGTTGTGCTCACAAGTTGCACATAGTTGCAGAAAGATACACATGTAAATACAAGCAAAAAAGCCTGTAAAATCAATAACTTACGAGCTTTTTTATTTTTTTATCAAAATATTTGGCGCCTGGCCGAGAAAGGGCCATAACAAAGTTGCCAGCACTACTTGTCCTTTGGTGAGTAGTCAGAAGTGTTAGCACCTAATAGTTGGCCTAATCTCTCCTTAATATCATCCCTGGACATCTTCTCCAGGTTGGCATTGATATTGATATTCTGGGATCTATTGATTGACAATCCGCCAAGCTGGTTGAGCTCCTTGATCGCAGAAACCGCAGCATTGAACTGTCCGTTCTCGTACGCTTTCTCCATGACCTTCCACAACATCGTCCCGGTCTTCTGCGGAGTGATCGCATACTTCTCTGCCAGCTCGTCTTGTTTGATCCGGATGGCCTTAACCACATTCGGATAGTCCTTACCATTCAGTAACTTGTTGGCGGCCTGGCTTGGAAATTCATACCCAGCTCTCCTGGCTGCTTCGGTCATACCGCATGCACCTTCGGTATAGTGCCAGACAAAGCTGGTCTGCATTTCTGTCAGGCCATGTTCTTCATCCCGATCGAACTGTACCGGGGTATCTACTATTTTCTCTTTTGGCTTCTTTGGTCTTCCCATAATCAGATCCTAATTATAAACAGTGTACAGAGGGTAGTGTATAGCCACTTCAAACTATTACACGTGAACGCTATAAGAATACACGCTAACAGGCTATAACTAACTATATCTTCTATTTACTATACACTATACCCTTATATATCTAATAACCAAGTAAATAAAGGCTTTCATTAAGTGCACAGTAAATTCTTACTATACCCTTTGCTATACCCTCCTATTCTAAACTTACACATACATATACACATTCATGCAAACCTCAACACACACACCCTCAACGCCATGCCACCCTAATCAGTGCACCATACACTCCATTCACAAGCGCCATGACCTCCAATTTAACAATTCATCTACCATCTTAGCGATGGCCAGAAAGGGCATAATCACCGCCACGAAGAACAACAACACACTCATGGCCAACACAAAAAACCACACCGAGATCCACTCACGCACGGCGGCGCTAATCATTCCAGTTACTTCCGATCGAACCGATCGAATCATCCTCGACCGGTGTGTAGTCCAGGTCATAGATCTTCTTGCCGTTACTCCTACGGGGTTCGATGCCACGCTCGTGAAGGACACGACTCGCTTCTTTGAAGTCAGGCATCCTCGGTGCCTTGATACCAAGATCTCGTAGCAGCTTAGTCATTTGCACCGGCTTCGCGTACTCACTACCAAAGTTGACGTGCTCCAGGATAAGATCCTCCACGCTGGATTGTGTTCGATATACCTCGTTACTCTCGTTCAACAACTCACGCTCGTCCGGTGATAGAAACCAGTTCTTCTGGCCAGGCACATACATCGTGTCTCTAACCTGGGCCCATAGCTGTTGCATGTTCACCCCATGATTAACATTGATGTCTCTCACCGCGAGAACCCAGAATCTACGATTACCCGACGTGTCCGTCAAAAACTCTCGCGCATTAACACTGGCGTAGAAAGCCGTACGTCGCTGATAGGTCGTGAAGGCTCGGTCATATGGCAGCCTCAGTTCGTCCGTCTTCGCTGTCACAAACGCTTTCAACTGGTCAATGTCCGACTTCTTGAACGTGGACTCAATCTCGCCTAACTCCACAATCCAATGGCTTACCGCCCGTTTTACGCTGTCCTTATCCGACGGATTCAAGGTTGCACCTTCTAACAGCCAGCCTTTATTGTAGTCACACAGGCGCTTGAACCATAAGGTTTTACCGAGTCCTTGTGCGCCTTGTAGGACCAAGATCCCTTCGAGCTCAACGCCATTGACTTCGTGGGCAGCGGCGACACAAGAGATCAGCCACTTCTTGAGTAGCATTTCTTTCAGCTGCGCGGACTCTTCTGTAACCAGCGAATCCATAAATGTCTGTAGTCTGTCTGTTCCGTCCCATGGCTCACTATCGATCCACTCCTTAACAGGATTGTATTCTCTGGCGAGAACCTTGAGATAGTCTCGCACTTTAGTGTGCGGGATCCCCATGTTGATACAGCGGTCCTCTATCTCTATAAGACTGGCTTCCTCGTGCATGTCCGCGATGAACTCCATGTTGGGTATGTCTATCTCCATCTTCTTCTTAATCACGTTATACCGGACATCCACATCATGCACTTTCAGTACGCCACCGATGTTGTCTTTGGTATTTAAGAAGCGGCCGTTGGCACTGCGATGAAAGTCATACTCAACCGGTACCTCAATATTCTGGAGGATCACCTCGCCTTCCAGCGCTTCCTCTGTGGCATGGTCGTTGTAGTCTCCCTTAGTCTCTGGCATCTGGACCTCGGCGTACCCGCCACTCTTCTGTATAAACGATGCAGCTTTCTTGGCCTCTATCTCTCCGGTATTACTATCGTCATTGTCTGCGACGAATATGTGTTTGTGGTTAGGGAAGTATTGGTACATCACCTCCGCTACCTTAATTAAGTTGTAAGCATCGAACGCGACGACCACCGGCTGGGAGCGGTCAGCGTATAGAGAGGCCGCGGTGGCATACCCCTCGGCATAGTTAAGCGTGTCTGTTGTATTGAAGATCTCTCTACCGAGAAGGAAAAAGCTACCGCTTTTTTTAGAACCAGTGAGGAAACGCTTTTCGCCTTCGTCGCTAATGTACTGTAGGCCAACGATAGTGCCCTGGCCATCCTTAAGTGGTATGACTAAGTTATCGTGTTTGTCTTTGCGTAAACCATACGACAAGACTTGCTTGCGCTCCAGGTACGGATGCTTCTCTACTTCTTCGCATTGATCCCATATAGACTGAGATCTCTGGGCGGCCTGTGTGTACTTCTCCTGGCTTTTGACCTCAGCCTTGCGTCGAAGATCCTCAATCTCTGCTTTTTGTTCTTTGGTTAATTTGTAACGGCCACTGTTCTCTGGCTTCCAGGTCGCTGTGGGTTGGTCCGCACTGTAACGATAATCGCCGATGCGTCCAAAAGGGGAAGATTGATCTAGCCACGCTTGATACCAACCCACGAGCTTCCTTTGATTGCCGATGTTGATGTACGCTCTACCGACTGAGCCATCGACTACCAAACCTTTTTTCGGATCCGGTTCATAACCATTGCTGGCCAGGAAATCCCGGAACTGAGAAATATAATCTTTGGTGAAGGGTTTGCTTTTATTCTTGGCCGGTCCTGTAATTTTTAATGACATCAATCATTCCTTAATTTTTTAGTGTTTGCTTTGTAATGCCAAAGTCTGTAAGATATTATCCAAGTTTATTATAATTTGCAAACACATTAGGAGATAAATATGAGTTTAACAATAACTGATAAAGGTGGGAACGACGATTTTCCAAAGCTAGAAAAAGGTATGTACGAGGGTACGCTGTATTCGATTGTTGACATAGGCAGCAAGGAATATAAGTTTGGTAACGAGGAACCCAAGAAACAACATAAGGTTGTCCTGGCATTTGAAATAACCAAAGCCATAGATCCAGAAGACAACAAAGTTGTTATGGAAGACGACAGGCCATTTGCAGTTTCTAAGAAGTACACTTTATCTTTACACGAGAAAGCAGCCTTGAGATTAGACATCGAATCCTGGCGCGGTAAAAGTTTAACCGATGAAGAGTTGGCCGGGTTTGACCTGGTTGGACTTCTAGGACATACAGCCAAGATAGAGATAGAGCTGACACAAAAGACAGCTGAGTTTGAAGGAGGCAATCCCAAGATCGCAGCTCTGCGTGAACCAGCTGGCGGTACACAAAAGGTAGCAACCAAGAACGAACAACGTGCGTTTGACCTGGAGCTTTATTGCAACGACTTCAATGGCAACTCTTCACCAGAGAGCAAACTTATGTGCGATGTGTTTGAAGAGTTACCGGCCTGGCAACAAAAAGAAATAGAAGAAAGTTTTGAGTATCTTGCAGCTAACGATAGCAACACAGCTCCGACACAAACAGTCAGCGCGTCAGTGGCAAGCGACAACTTAGAAACAATATCCGAAGAGGGATCACAAGGTCTTAAAGACGACGACATACCCTTTTAAAAGTTTAGGTGGGTGGCCCTTCTCCTAATGTCTCACAACGATGGTTCAAGGCTGCTCACCACCCCCCAACTATGTATAAAGACAAAGCAGAACAGATAGCAGATCTCCTGGACCAGAAAGGCCAGGACTATTCTGCTCCCGATGATTTCTTTATTCAGTTAGCCAATGCCTGGAGCGGGTTGCTAGGCATTGAGCTAACACCCTCACAATGTTGCTCGATGATGATAGTTTTCAAGGCATGCAGAATAATGAATAATCCTGAACACCAGGACACAGCTGACGATCTGGTTGGCTACTCATTAATCATGTCAGATCTAGTCAAATTGAACGAACTCGAACAGTCGTCTCTTGAAGAAATAATAGCCGAAGAGGAAATATTTGAACAAATCAAACCATGAGTGACCAAATAGAATACGAGCTTTACACGTTGCCAGCTGCATTGATGCTGCAACACAGATTACCCGATCAGGTAGTGACAACTCTCAATGATTACCTGGACACATTAAGACAGGATAAGTTGCGCGAGTCTGCTGGCAATACGCTAGTTGGACAAATACACCAAGGCGAGCAACTTAAAATGGATTATGAAGATGTGTTACTAACTCCTTTTGTTAGGATTGTTGAGAGTTTGGCCGCAGCTTATCTTAGACACTTCGTAGAGCAAACTAAATCTCCTCTTAGAGCTAAGAAAATATCTATGGATAAGTTGTGGTCAGTCCATAGCTTTGAGGGCGATTACAACCCCATACACGATCATTTAACCGCTACCCCTATGGGCATATCATTTACCACCTGGACCATGGTTCCAGAACAAATAATGCAATCCAGTAACGAGCGCGTAGATCTCTACAATAGCTCTGGAGCTATCGATGGCTATATAAATTTTACTTATGGTTTAAACCAGGTTTCAGATCCGGAGCGACTCAGGCCGTCGCAATCCAGATATATTATGCCGGAGCCAGGCAAACTATTGTTGTTCCCATCTTGGATGCAACACACTGTCTATCCCTTTTTCGGTGAGGGTGAGCGCAGAACTGTAGCCGGTAACTTGAATTGTTTTGATGTAACCGAAGAAGAAATAAAGGAGATAGAGAATGAAAGAATTTAACGTAGGCATATATGAAGATCTAAGCTATGAAGAATACGCTGAGATCCCAGCTCATAGATCTCACGATCTTACCTCAGTCATAAAATGCCCATATACATGGAAAAACAAAAAGGCACTGGAACAAACACCCGCTCTCCTGGAAGGAAGAGTGCAACACACAGTCTTCCTGGAGCACCATAAGTTCGACGAGGAGTTCGTTATTCAACCCCAGGTAGACAGAAGGACCAAGGCCGGAAAAGCCGACTACGAGGATTTCCTGGCGTCTGTGGGCAATAGAACGCCCATCACCCAGGATCTATACGATCTTTGCATGAAACGCCGAGAGCTCGTAAAAGATTACATACCAGGTGAAACCGATAAGGCAGAACTTACCCTGGTATTTGAATGGCATGGAGCGCCGTTTAAGGCCCGTTTTGATTGGTATGATGGTGAGTATGTCTGGGATCTTAAAACGTGCCGTGACGCGTCTCCTAGAGGGTTTAAACAAGCTATAAACGCTTTCAACTATCACATGCAAGCTGCGCTTTATGTTGACGCGGCCAGGGCACTAGATCTACCGGCCAAAGGGTTTAAGTTTCTTGCCCAGGAAAAACAAGATCCTTTTCCTTATGTGGTTTATTCCATGCACCCGGAGGCATTGAAGTATGCCCAGGCCAGGAACGAGCAAGCGTTGGCTCTGATCCAGGAGTGCGTAGCTAATAACGATTACAAACCATACAACCTGGAAGGTGAGCAAGAGATCGGATTGAAAGATCTATATTAAAAATTTAAGCTAATCTTATATATCCGGAAACAGTCTTTGTGAAAACATCTTTCATGTCTTCTATGTAACCATCTGAATTAATCGCAACTTTTGCCGTGGTATCTTTACCCATACCATTCCAGCCAACGCCATAAACAAAACTTGCGTTTGGATAGGTTGGTTTTGTCACCACTTCATCATTACCATATACTCTGTAAGTCACATCATAAGAAAGATGTCTGCCCTCTTTATTATATTTTGTTGATATTATTTCTACGTTCTTATATTTCATTAATCTGCAAAATCCTCTGCAATTTCTCTTGTTTCGTCTAACCAATCTAATGTTTTGACTACTTCGTCAAACAAACCTTTATGTTGTGAATACTTGCCCAGGTGAGCAACAGCCTTCAATTCATTCGGTTTGTTTTTGACTTTTACTAATACAAGATCTTCTTTCACACTACCTCCTCTAATTCTATTTCTGCCCAAGGATTAACCATAGGCTTGTCTATACCCCAATCGACATCGTAGCCGTAGTCACATTCATCTTTGTAAGTAACTGCGACATTGATTTGAGCCTCGTGTTCAAAAGTATTGGTTTTAAGATCAAAAATGTTGACGATCTTTCCAATCACTCCAGGTATCGCGTTCTCAAAAAGATCCGCGTTTAGTTTTACTTTATCTCCTACTTTATATTTGGCCATTACACCACCTCCTAAGTTAATCTAGTGACCACTCTGTTGGGCACACCATATTTTTTTAACACTT